TCTTCCCGTATATCCCCGATGCAGTCCAGACCGATGCCGGACAGTCCTTTTAAGATCAAACCCAGTCCGAGTCAATGACAGATAAACCCAAAAAGAAACTTCCGCTACGAGGGGCAACTCAAGCAAGGGTTCACAGCACACTTCTAAAGGGCGGCAGTCGCTATAAAGAAGTTCTAGACATGGTTGAACGTCTAAAGATGGACAAGCTGATGCCATATCAAGAATGGGTATTAAAAGACATGATGAGCGTGGATAAGAAGAATAATTATCGGCGCAAAACCAGCCTGCTTTTAATTTCGAGACAAAATGGCAAAAGTCATCTAGGTCGAGTGCGTGTTATCTGGGGCATGTTCTATGGTGGCGAAAAGAAACTGATAATCATGTCTGCTAACAGAGCAACATCGCTTATGCTCTTTCGTGAGATTGCCTGGATTATAGAATCAACTCCGGAACTCAAAGCAATGACAAAGGCAATCCGTTACGCCAATGGTGGCGAACGAATAGAATTGCTTAATGGCGCAACGCTTGATGTCATTTCAGATAACTCATCATCACCACGCGGAAGAACAGCAGACTTGCTATGGATCGATGAAATTCGAGAAATCTCGGAAGAAGGCTATAAAGCAGCTGTACCGGTAACAAGAGCTAGAGCCAATGCACAGACATTCCTTACAAGCAATGCTGGCGACCATTTCAGCAGCGTACTTAATGGCTTAGTCGAACGCGCTAAAGATTATCCGCCAGAAACCTTTGGCTATTACGAATACTCAGCACCTCAGTATTGCAAGATTGACATTACAAGCGATTACTTTTGGAAGAACGCTGTTGCTCCTAGTAATCCTGCACTTGGCTACATAATTACAAAAGAATCGATTGAAGAAGCAATAGCGACCAACCCAATCGAGCAGACCAGAACAGAAACGCTATGCCAATGGATTGACAGCCTTCAATCGCCCTGGCCACATGGCGTATTGGAAGAAACCTCAGATAACACACTCGAGATGGCTGTGGGCGCTTATACAGTCTTTGGATTTGATGTAAGTCCGTCAAGGCGCAATGGATCACTGGTTGCAGGGCAATTATTGCCAGATGGACGGATTGGCATTGGAATTTTGGAAACCTACAGCTCTCAGATGGCAATCGATGAATTAAAAATGGCTGCATCGATTAAAGCCTGGTGCGACATCTACAAACCGCGATTAGTCTGCTTTGACAAATATGCGACTCAGACTATTGCAGACAGGCTTTTACAAGCAGGCGTTATGTGTGAAGATGTATCTGGTCAGCAGTTTTACAAAGCCTGTGGTGATCTGTTAGAAGGCTTAGTTAATCATCGAGTCGTCCATAATGGACAAGTAGAACTTGTAGCACAATTCAATAATTGTGCAGCTAAGGTCAATGACTCTGCTTGGAGAATCATTAAGCGAAAGTCCGCCGGTGACATCTCAGCACCTATTGGCTTAGCAATGTGCGTTTCCAAGTTGATGTTGCCTGCTCCTAAGCCACAAATTATTGCCTAGACACAACACACCCAAATTGTCAAGAATTAGACAATGTATGCTAAGATGTCCAAATGGGTCGCCTTCTGCAAACATTCGGACTACAAACTAAACCACTTCTCGAAGCACAGTCCGCGCCCCAAGTTTTAGGCGAATACTCGCCGTATGCAATGCCGTTTCAATATGCTTATGTCAGTCGCACAGAAGCAATCTCAGTTCCTGCAATTCAACGATGCCGCAATTTACTTGCAGGCACTATCGGTGCAATTCCTATGGAGCTGTACAAGAAATCTACAAACGAAGAACTTGGCTCACCAGTTTGGTTAGAGCAACCTTCCTATTCACAACCACGATCAGTAACAATCGCCTGGACTGTAGATTCATTATTATTTTACGGACAAGCATTCTGGAAAGTTGTAGAAGTCTATGCAGAAGATGGCCGTCCATCTCGATTCGAGTGGATTGCCAATTCTCGCGTAACTGCAACACTTGATTCTACAAATACATTTGTTCGTTCTTATGCAGTCGATGGCACAACATTACCTATGGATGGTTTAGGTTCACTTGTAACATTCCAATCATTAGGCGATGGCATTCTTAACAGCGGTGTACAAACAATTCGTGCCGCCATCGATGTACAAAAGGCCGCAGCAGTAGCAGCAGCTACTCCAATGGCTAGTGGTTACATTAAAAACAATGGCGCAGACCTTGATCCTAAAGAAGTACAGGGATTATTAGCTTCTTGGAAGTCGGCTCGCAATAATCGCTCAACTGCATATCTCACATCTACTCTTGAATACACACCAGTTTCATTCTCACCTAAAGACATGATGTATGGCGATGCAATCTTTAACCTAGCAACAGATTGCGCCAGACTATGCAACGTTCCTGCATATTACGTTTCAGCAGATCAGAATAACTCAATGACTTATGCAAATGTGCAAGATGAGCGCAAGCAATTCTTAACCCTATCTTTACAGCCATTTATCTCAGCGATTGAAGATCGACTATCTATGGATGACATTACTGCTCGCGGTAACGTGGTCAAGTTTGATATTGACAAGAATTTCCTACGCACAGACCCATTACAGGAACTTGCAGTAATTGAAAAATTGTTAGCCCTTAACCTAGTTACTCAGGAACAGGCTATGGCAATGACTGATCTAACACCTAACGGAAGCAACGGTATGGCATGAATCAAATCGTAACCCTTACAGCTGAACTCACAGCAGATTCAGCCAGCAGAACTATCTCTGGCAAGATTGTGCCATTGAACGTAGAAGCTGGATCAACAAACTATGGCAAAGTTATCTTTGCTTCTGGCTCAATCGAGATTCCAGATGCTAAGTCAATCAAGTTGCTTAGCCAACACGATGTTAAGAAGCCTTTAGGCCGCGCAATCAGTTTCAGCGAATCACAGAACTCCATCGATGCTGTGTTCTCAATTAGCCGTTCACAACGCGGTACAGAAGCCCTAATCCTGGCAGAAGAAGGATTGCAATCTGGCCTAAGCATTGGTGCAGAAGTTCTCAAATCAACGATCAAGGATGGCGTGACTTATGTATCCGCTGCTCGCTTGGTCGAAGTAAGTTTAGTAACAGAGCCAGCATTTAAGTCTGCTCAGGTTACTGATATTGCAGCAGAAGAAGCCGAAAAGGTAGAAGAAGCTGTATCCGAAACCCAACCAACAGAAAGCGAGATAGCCAACGTGGAAAATACCACTCCAGCCGTCGAAGCAACACCAGTTGAAGCACCGGCGGTAGAAGCTGCTCGCCCAACTGTATCTATGGCTTACACAAAGCCACGCATTGAAATCACAGCTGCTAAGTATGCAGAGCAGACAATTCGCGCAGCACTAGGTGATGAGTCAGCTCGTCAATACCTACGCGCAGCAGATGATACTTCAGACAACGCAGGCTTAGTTCCTACACGTCAGTTGCAAGAAATCATCAACCCACTTGGAACAACAATCCGTCCATCAATCGAAGCAATCTCTCGCGGAGTATTGCCAGATGCAGGTATGACATTTGAGATTCCTAAAATCACAGCAATGCCAACAGTTGCAGTTGCAGCAGAAAATGCAGCATTCTCAGACACAGATCAGAACTCATCATTCTTGTCAGTTGATGTAAAGAAGTATGCCGGACAACAGACATTCTCTGTTGAATTGCTAGATCGCACATCTCCAGCATTCTTTGATGAACTTGTCCGCAACATGGGCGCAGCTTATGCAAAGGCAACAGATGCAGCAGTTCATGCAGCAATCTTTGCAGGTGCAACACTTGACAGCACATCCATTGCAACATATCCAACAGCAACAGAATTGCTAGGATATATTTCTCGCGGTGCTGCTTCTGTTTATTCGGCAACACTTGGACTTCCAAATCCATTTGCTCGCAATCTCATTGCTAACACTTCACAATGGTCAAACCTTATGTCACTCAATGACACAGGTCGTCCAATTTACAACGAAGTAACAAATCCTATGAACCAACCAGGCCTTGCAACACCAACCGCTCTTCGTGGTCGTGTGGCTGGACTTGATTTATTTGTTACAGCAAACGTTGCTACAGCAAATAACACAGACAAAGATGGATCACTTATGATTGTGAATCCAGATGCTTACACATGGTATGAATCACCAACTTACCGCCTTCGCGCTGAATCAACAGCAGCAGGTCAGGTAACGATTGGTTATTACGGCTTTGGAGCAATCGCTACAAAGGTCGGTGCCGGCGCATTCTCTGTAAACAAGACCTGATAGAAACACCCTAAGTCGCTGGGAGTGGGGCGCAGCCCTTGCTCCACTCCCAGTCTTTAGAAAGGATTAAAATGGCACTTACAACAGTTTCAGAACTCCGTACAACGCTCGGAGTCGGTACGTTGTACACAGATGCCGTTTTACAGGAAGTGTGCGATGCAGCAGATGCAGTCATGCTTCCAATGCTTTGGGCTAAAGATTATTATGCAATCGCACACTCAAAAACAACAACAACTGCAACACTTTATTTTGATACTGTTCACGATTTTATTATTGGAGATTCAGTAGTTATTTCCAACTGTGGAAGTGCCTGGAATGGCACAAAGACAATTACAGCAGTTGGTGACTACACAATTACTTACACAATTTCAGCAGCTAGTGCAACCGATAAAAATACAATCATGCCTTACGGCAAAGTTGCAGGCGATATAACAACTGACTGGACAACAGACACAGCAGTGCAGAATGCGGCGTTGATGGTAAGTGTCGATATCTGGCAGGCTCGCACAGCTACTCTTAGTGGCGCAAATCTTGTAGATTTCCAACCTTCTCCATATCGCATGTCTGCACAACTCTTAGCAAAGGTGAGAGGGCTTATTGCTCACGCCCTTGATCCGCGTTCGATGGTCGGATAATGCCAGTTGCTCTCACTACTCTTAGAACCACGATTGCGACAGCATTAGTCGATAACACAAAGTGGCAAACATTTGCATTCCCACCAGCAACAGTTCTTGCTAACTCAGTCATTGTTGCGCCTTCTGATCCATATTTAGAACCAAACAATAATCAGCACAACACAATTGCACCAACAGCAAACTTTAAGATAATCATTACTGTTCCGCTGTTTGATAATGAGGGCAATCTCAATGGAATTGAAGATGCCTTAGTTGGCGTGTTCAACAAACTTGCAGCATCAACATTAGTCTATAATGTCGGAGCAGTTAGCCAGCCAAGCGTATTAAGCGCAGCATCTGGCGATTTGCTTTCCTGTGAGTTATCTTTATCCGTCCTAACAACTTGGAGCTAGTATGTCCGATTATGACAAAGAGCTAGAAGCCTTCCTGATCAAGATCGGGCAGGTAGCACCATCAGCACCAAAGCCAACAACTAAGAAAGATGAGGAATAATCAATGGCAATTTATCTACAAAACAATGTCGGAGTGAAGATCAATTCCGTTGATATTTCAGATCACGTCACTTCAGCAACTCTTTCACAAATCTTTGACGAAATTGCTGTAACAGCAATGGGCGATTCTGCAAATAAATTTGTTAAGGGCTTGGAATCAAGCACACTAACAATTGATTTTCTCAATGACTTTGCAGCATCAAACGTCTATGCAACTCTTCAAGCTGCGTACGGCACAACAGTCACAGCTGTACTTATTCCTGTAAAGGGAACAGCAGTATCAGCAACCAATCCTTTGTATACAGTAAGCATTTTGGTAAACAATCTGACACCAATTAACGGTGCTCCAGGAGACGTTGCAAGTTCTTCGATTTCCTTTACCTGTAATTCAACTGTAGTACAGACAACAACCGGCACATTCTAATAAAAACTAAGGGGCAAAAAATGGCAAAGTTAAAGGTAACAAGGGTTGATGGACAAGAAGGTGAGTACGCACTTACTCCTCTAGTCCAGTACGGCTTTGAAATCTATGCAAAGAAAGGCTTTTACGCCGCCTTTGCAAATGATATGAAGCAGTCGGACATCTTTTGGCTTGCTTGGGAATGTATTCGACGTTCGGGTGAAACAGTTCCAATGTTCGGAGAAAAGTTCATCGAGACTTTGGTTAAAGTCGAAGTCCTTGATGACGACCCTTTGGACTAGGGCGCGACTCGATCACCTATCTGATTGCTAAATTAAGTGTCAGAATCGGGATCGCGCCACAACACATATTAGAGCTAGATGAAGTAATGCTAAGGAACTTAATTAAAGTTCTACAAGATGATGCGAAGGAGATGAAAGATGCCAGCCGTAGAACTAAGAGGTAACTCTGATCTACGAAAAGCATTACGCCAGTTTGCTCCTGATTTAGATAAAGAGTTAAAAGCTGAACTTCGCAGGGCATTATCTCCTGTTGTTCGTAAAGCTCGTGGCTATGTGGAAAGCAATTCCATGACCAACTGGAATGAAAAATCATCATCCACAGGAATGTTTCCTAAATACAATGCCTTTGTAATTAGTAAAGGTATTGGATTTTCAACTGGTGTTACAAAAAGAAACAAAAACGGATTTACTAGCATGGCTAAGATTTACAATAAAAGCAGAGCTGGTGCTATCTATGAACAAGCCGGTGTAAAAAATCCACAAGGTCAACCCTGGGTTGGCCCTAATGGGCCAGCAGGTCACAAATACTCTCATTCAAGTAACCCTAAAGCTGGAGAGCAATTCATCAATAATTTGCCCCCACTTGTTTCAAGCCTTAAAGGTCGTGGTCGCTTAATTTATCGTGCATGGGCTGAATCTCGCGGAGTTGCTGAAGGCGCAGCAATGAAAGCTATTGACAAAGCAACATCAACTTTTATGGCCAGAAGCAAGGAAACAACACTTAGGAGAGTAGCCTAATGGCATTACCAGAGATTTTTTTAGGCTCTAAGTTTGATGCCAAAGGATTTAAGCAAGCCGAGAGTGCTGTTGGCAAGTTAAACAAAAGTGTTAAAAACCTAGCCGGAACATTTGGACTTGCACTTGGCGGAGCAGCCTTAGTTAGTTATAGCAAAAAAGCAATCAAAGCCTTTGCAGATGACGAGAAAGCTGCTCGTTCGCTTGCTCTTGCTCTAGCCAATACAGGCAATGCTTTTGCTGCCATTGGTGTAGAAAAGTTTATTGGTGACTTACAGCGCACAACAGGCGTACTTGATGATGATCTAAGACCTGCTTTTCAGACTCTGCTTACAGCATCTGGTGATGTAGCAAAATCCCAAAAAGGCTTAGCACTTGCATTAGACATAAGCGCGGCTACAGGCAAAGATTTAGGTTCAGTTTCTGCTGCATTGGCCAAAGGCTTTTCAGGGCAGACCACAGCGCTTAGCCGTTTAGGTGCAGGGTTATCTAAAGCAACTCTTGCATCTGGCGACATGGATAAAATCATGGCCGAACTAAACGATAAGTTCTCAGGTCAAGCAGCTTCATCGGTTCAGGGTTATTCTGGTCAGATTGCTTTGCTCAATGTCGCACTTGCTAATTCAGCAGAGATTATTGGCAAAGACCTTCTTGATTCAATCAATTTAGTTTCAGGTGCTAATGGCATTGGCAAGACAACTTCTGCCATCGAGAACATGGCTACAAGTATTGGTAACGCAACCTACGGCATTGCATCTCTAATTAACAGATTAAAAGGTGTTTACCGAGATACATTTATTGGTGATGTCTTTGGTCTATTAGGTAAAATACCAAATCTCAGCAATTTTGGAGCAGCAGCAAAAGCTCGTTCGGCAGGCACACCAGCACAATCTCCTGGACAACGTAAAGCCATTGACAAAGCCAATGCAGATGCACTTAAACTAGCCAAAACTAAAAATACCCTTTCGGCAATAGATAACGCCAATACGATAGATAAACTAAAACTTACTGCCGGAGAAAAAGCATTAGCCGAACTAAAGCGCATGTTTGATCTAACAGGCATTGAATTGCAAGCAGCACTTAACGGGGTACTAACAAAAGAAGAAGAAGCCAGAGTTAGAGGGTTGATTGCTATTAACAACTCCGATGGAGCATTAGCAATTCAAGCACTAGCTGCTTTGAACGCAGCATCTGCTACAAACATATTTGCTGATGCCGCACGTCAAGCAGCCCTTAAACTCCAAACTTCATACTCTGCAGGTTTGTCATCTTTCAAACAATCTGAAATTAACTCACTTACACAAGGGCCAATGGCCGCTGTTCCATCAAGTATTGCTCAGGGTGTTCCATCAGTACCTATTTCACCTTTGCAATCTTTTAGACAAAATGAAGCACAATATGCTGTAAACGTTACTGTTCAAGGTTCTGTTACAACTGCACAGGATTTAGTGACCGCAGTTACTCAGGGTATTTACAACAATCAAGCTGCTGGAATCCCAATCTCCTACTCGACAAGTTATAGATAATGGCATTACCAGCAACGCCTATTGTAAAAATTAACCTTGCACAAGGCGCATCATTTGGCCCACCCTTTGTGTTAGGAACAAGTCAATTAGGCTTTGCTGAGTTTTCATCAACTCCTACAAACATTGTCGATATTTCATCTTCTGTAATCAAGATTGATACACGAAAAGAACGCAATTTACTGCAAGATAAATACACAGCAGGAACGGCAACAATTCGTGTGGTTGATCCAAATGGTTACTGGAATCCACAAAATACTAGCTCTCCATATTATCCAAATCTTGTGCCGCTTCGCCAGGTAACAATTCAAGCTAATTATGGCGCAACTCTTTATCCTATTTTTGCTGGTTACATTGCTGAATACAAATACACCTATCCTAAAAATCAAGATACTGGCTTTGTTGATTTAATTTGTTACGATGCCTTTAGATTGTTATTTAACAGCCTTATTACGACAGTTACAGGACAAGCCGCTGGACAAGATACTGGCACTCGTGTTGGCAAGATTCTAGATACTGTTAAATGGCCTTCTGCACAGCGCAGTATGGAAGTAGGCGACACAACTTGTCAGGCTGATCCAGGTACAAGCAGAAATGCTTTAGAAGCAATTCAAACTGTAGAATTTACCGAACAAGGGGCTTTTTATATTGATCGCGCAGGACAAGCTGTATTTAAGGATAGAACTTTTGTTTACAACGCTCAATCTGCAAGTCCTACAAAATTTAACAACAATGGTACAACAGATATAAATTATTTTGACATTACTTTTGCTCATGATGATAAGACAATTGTAAACTCCTGCACAGTCACTCGAACAGGCGGCACAGCCCAAACTTACACAGATACTACTTCACAAGGGCAATACTTCTTTCATGGAATTACAGCCACAGATATGCTTATGCAGACCGATGCCAATGCCCTTGCCCTAGCAACAGCCTATGTGACTACTCGCAAAGACACCACAATTCGCATTGACAATATCACTTTAGACTTAGTGACTTTAGGTTATACGACCGGAGTTCAAGCAGCTCTTGATCTTGACTATTTTGACACTATGGAAATCACTAACTATGGACAAGGCACAACAAGTATTGTCAAAACGCTGCAATGCCAGGGCATTGCTCACTCAATAACCCCTAACACTTGGAAAACCACATTTGTGACCCAAGAAGCCTTACTGGATGTAAACTACTGATATGAACAGAGGAGATAAATAATGGCTGCTGGATGGCCTACAGATGTGAGTTATGTCGATGGTGATGTATTTAGTGCTGCCGACATAAATGACACTAACGGAACGCTGAACTATCTTAACCCAACTTCAGCAACCAATAACCAAGTTGTAACTCGCGACTCTACCGCTCCTGGCAAGGTAAAGTGGGCTAATTCTCCTGCCAATACTCTTACCACAACGGGCGATCTATATTACGCATCTGCTGCTAATACACCTGCTCGGTTAGGAATTGGTACTACTGGACAAGTTTTAAGCGTTGCTGGTGGCGTACCTAGTTGGGCTGCTGCTGCTAGCGGTGCAACATTTATTAGCCGTACTTCTTTTAGTTCATCTGCTGGTGTAACTATTGACAATTTATTTTCATCAACCTACGAGAATTACTTGATTTCTATACAAGTTTATGGTGGTACTGCTTCTCCAACTTTACGGATGCAAGCGCGATATGGAACAACAACTTACACTTCGGCAAATTACCAATACGCATTCAATGGAACAGTATTTGGAAGTTCCACATTTGTAGGCGTCAGAGGCAATGCTGTGACTTATTGGGATTTAGATCAGATAGATTCTGGCGCCACTTATTACAACAGTTACAATTTTAGCGTTTATCGTCCTAATGCAAGCGCATGGATGACCATGACTGGAGCTTTAACTAGCCAAGTTGCAGGCAGAGCTTTAACTGGTGCGGCTGCCGTGAATGCAAACCAATCATGGACTGGATTGTATTTATACGCAGGTGCAGGAAATATCACAGGACAAGTAACAGTTTATGGATTGGCGGCAGCATAATGAACAACTCAACACCCAATTTTGATGTGGATTTTCGCAAAGAATATCCAACACTTACTCAACACATTAACGGCGAAGATGTGCCATTAACTGAGTCAGAGTATGAAGAAAAAATTGCTGAATGGGAAATTTATCAAGCAGAAGCAAAAGTCGCTTATCAAGAAAAGGCAAAAGCAGAAGCAGACAAAATTGCATTGTTGGCTCGACTCGGTTTAACCGAAGATGAACTCCAGACTATTCTCGGATAATGAAACCATTATTGTGCAAGGCTGGTCAGCAACTTCGTGAACAAATCGATGATGCGTTTCCTGATAGAGATCGTAAGTCTGATGGCTGGATAGGCGATGCCGCACATGCCAGTCGTCCAAGTGACCACAATCCCGATCCGATTAACGGCTACGTCAGGGCTATTGATGTGGATAAGGATTTCGACACACGCCCCAGCACAGGTGCTTATCTTGCCGACCAAATACGTTTATGTGCCAAGTCAGGCGAGAAACGAATTGCTTACATCATCTATGCAGGCAAGATCGCTTCCGCTAAAAAATCTTGGAGTTGGCGTACTTATGATGGGATTAACCGCCACGATCATCACATCCATATTTCATTCACTAAAGAAGGCGATCAGAATGGTCGTTGGTTCGACATCCCAATGCTAGGAGCAAAGAATGAATGACCTAAAAACAGCAGCAGGCTCATGGGCTAGAGCATTCTTAGTTGCAGTTCTATCACTTGCAGCAGCAGGTGTCACAGAGCCAAAGGCGTTAATCGCTGCTGGACTTTCATCATGTCTGCCACCAATTATTCGTTGGTTAAATCCTAACGATCCGAGCATGGGCATTCAGAAGTAATGACTGCCCTTAATTGGGCAGCTCTCGCAGTTGCAGTTATCTCAATCGTTACTGGCTTTGTTGGATCAATCCGATGGCTAGTAAAGCATTACTTAAATGAACTGAAACCTAATGGTGGTTCATCGATGAACGATCGATTGAATCGACTTGAAGGGCGTGTCGAAACAATAATAACTCTTCTGGAGAGGTGACACTTATCTCATGGCAAGAAAAGCAACTAAGAAGCTTGTGGACGAAGGCTATTCCAAGTTAGATGCGTGGGCTATCGGAGTGCATGAAATGTATCGTGCATTACGCCGCGCAGGCTTCGATGTTGATTTGGCACTTGCCATCATTGTAGAGAAACAGGCTTATCCTGAATGGATACTTCCATCGCCTATTAACCCAAATATCCCAGAGCCAGACTGGTATGACGATGAGGATGAATGAAGCGGACAATAGTTTGGCCAGATCTTCAATGCCCATGGGAAGACCAACATCTTGTACGAAACTTTGAACTATTTGCAAAAACGTTTAAGCACGATTCTGTCGTTACAATTGGAGATGAAATCGATCTCCCACAAATCTCTCGATGGACAGAAAACACACCAGGCTGGTACGAGCAGACATTAGCTGACGACAGAGATCATACAGTTGAAGTTTTATGGCGTTTAACTCAATACGCTAAAGAAGCCCATTCGGTGCGTAGCAATCATACGGATCGCTTGTACAACGTTATTATGAAAAAGATTCCT